GGGGCCCAGAACCAGAACAGGTTGTAGAGGTTGCACCAGAAGTAATAGAACAACCAAAACCCATTATGGAAGCACCAAAACCTATTGCGGTTGCACCAGTTGTACCAGACATTGTATTTGTTGCACCAGCACCAGAACCTATAATGGTAGTTCACGATGTAGTGGAACACTATGTAGAACCAGTGGTAGAAGTGGTTTACAATGAACCAGAGATTATAGAAAGACCAAAGTTTATGGCAATGGCCAGACCGGCATATATTGCGGTAGTTGAAGAAGTGGTTGAGGAAGAAGTTGAAGAAGAAACTGTAGAACCACAACCAAATCTATTAGGAGTTGGTAGTACAGGTGCCACTATAAATGCAGCTTTGAGTATAGGATACTATTCTATGTCGAATGGTCAAGGACTTTCAAAACAAGTTGCACCAATCGAAGAAGGTGGCCACAATGCGGTCAAGATGACAACTCTTTCGGAGACAGAACTTGCAAGTGTGGACATACTTTGGGCAATCAATCCATCTAATAGTTCTCATGGTAATGAGTTTAAAAATGCGATAGACCGTATCAAAGAACGTGTTGATGAGGGTATGATACTAGTGATCCATGATCGTCAAGTTGGTAATGCAGAGAATATTCTATTCGGAGAAGAACCAGCAGACATAGTACGAAAGTTCACCAACAGTCGAGCAATAGATGTAGTCGATGAGAATACAGTGGTTGGAGAAGGGCCAGGTGGTCTACTTACAGATAGTTCAATAGACGGTGGAAACAGCTCCAATCATGGGTATACCAAAAGAGAGACACTACCAGAAGATTCCCTTGCATTGCTGACAACCAGTGATGAGGATGAGGTCGTTGACTTTGCATACAAATATGGTGAGGGAGCAGTTATCTATTCATCCATACCACTTGATTTCTATTTGGGTGGATACAAACCTAATTTCAAAGACATTTATGCACCCAATATACTACAATTTGCAGCATCACTCGTCACAGACGGTTACAGCACCATACAGGGTACAAATAACAACGATATTGTGTCTGGTACGGCTAACAACGATACTCTTGAAGGATTAGATGGTAATGATACAATATACGGATTGTATGGTGATGATAAATTATATGGTGGTGCTGGTTCAGATACGTTAAGTGGTGGAAGTGGTAGTGATGTATACATATATCGTAGTGAGAGTGATTCACCAGTTGGTGCAGGGGATATCATCAAGGGTTACGAGGAAAACGAACAATTTGACATATCTGATCTTGCCTCTACATTTAACATCGTTCCATCTTTTACGGGCTCTGCAACACCAGAGGTCGTATACAACTCAAACACCAAACTATTACAACTGGACTTAGATTCAGATGCGGCAGCAGATATGGAAGTGACACTTGAAGATTATAGTGGTTCTTTTGAAGAAGGAACTTATCAAGGGGTATTGACATAATGTGTCTTTTCTTGTATATTAGAACAGTATAAGGAGAGATATATGCCAGAGAATTATTCATTTGTTTCCAGAGGTAATGACAAGTGGGCCTCCATTGTAATAACAAAAGGTAAATATACAGGTATCATCTATCAGTATGGTCGAGTATCAGTTGCAGAGAAAGAAAATGAGGATGGCAACCTTCCTCTATCTTTTGATTACAATATTTTGGACTACAACAATCTAAAGGAAGAAGATATTCATTCCTCTGTAGAATTTAAAAACACATTAGGAGATATTTTGGTAGAGATACTAGATGAACAACTGGAGGCTGGTAATCTTGAATACAACGATTGAACGAACAGCACTCACACAACTTGTAACGAATGAGCAGTATGCACGTAAGGTGCTACCGTTCATCAAGAAAGACTACTTCTCTGATAAGACAGAGAGAACAGTATTTGAAGAGATCACTAATTTTGTTGATAAGTACAACAAAATTCCAACTCAAACATCTCTGGAGATAGAGGTATCAAATCGTAAGGATTTGAATGAAACGGAATATAAAAAGGTTGTCGAAGTCATAAAAACATTGGAGTCTACGGATGTTGACTTTGACTGGCTCGTAGACACAACTGAAAAATTTTGTAAAGATAAGGCGGTATATAATGCGATTGTTGAAGGGATTGGAATTATTGAAGGAAAGGATAGAAATAGAGATGCAGGAGCTATCCCGAGCATTCTTACGGATGCCCTTGCTGTGGGTTTTGATAATCACATTGGCCACGATTATTTGTTGGATTCAGACTCCCGATATGAGTATTATCATACAGTAGAGGAGAAGATTCCATTTGATCTGGACTTCTTTAATCGTATCACCAAGGGTGGATTGCCACCTAAGACACTTAACATTGCACTTGCCGGTACAGGTGTTGGAAAGAGTTTGTTTATGTGTCACATGGCTGCAAACTGTCTATCCCAAGGTAGAAATGTTCTGTATATCACATTAGAGATGGCAGAGGAACGTATTGCAGAACGTATTGATGCAAACCTTATGAACATCTCTATGGAAGATTTGCATGACCTACCAAAACAGATGTACGACAATAAGATAGAAAAGATTATCAAGAGTACGAGTGGTAAACTCATCGTAAAAGAGTATCCAACAGCATCTGCTCACTCTAGTCACTTTCGGGGATTGATCAAGGAACTGGCTATCAAGAAATCTTTCAAACCTGATATTATATTCATTGACTATCTAAATATCTGTGCGTCAAGTAGATTCAAGGGAGCAACCAATGTCAACTCTTATATGTACATTAAGTCAATTGCAGAAGAACTTAGGGGATTGGCAGTTGAGACAAATCTACCGATTATGTCAGCAACACAAACCACTAGATCAGGTTTCGTATCTACGGATATTGGTCTTGAAGATACGTCTGAAAGTTTTGGCTTGCCTGCAACTGCTGACTTCATGTTTGCACTCATTTCTAATGAGGAACTTGATGAACTTAACCAGATCGCAGTCAAACAACTCAAGAACAGGTACAATGACCCAACTGTAAATAAACGGTTTGTGATTGGTATAGATCGAGCTAAGATGCGACTGTCTGATGTAGAGATGAGTCAGCAAAACATAGTGGATGCAAATCAGATAGAGGATTCATTTGCTGAGCCTGTATTTGACAAAACATCATTAGGAAAATTCCTTGGAGATTTTAAAGTATAATGGAACCAGAAAAGATAATTAGAGAAAACTTCATTCTAGCTTTTCAGATTGACAATGATGAGTTATTAGACGGTCTTATTGAATACCATAAAAATAGTGATGAATATAAGTATGAAAGTGGAGTGACTCATGATAAAGAAGTTAAAGATTCAACGGATGTTAACATTCAAATAAGCTCTAATAACAAATTTATTCAAGGTTATACAAACTATCTTGTGCAAGGACTGAGGGAATATCATAAAAGATATAAACATTTCAATCCAGAATTGACTATTAAAGAGGGTTTTAACATACAACATTATAAACCTAATGGTGGTTACAAACAATGGCACAATGAAAGGGCTGAACATCAAGCACATCAGAGAGCATTAGTTTTTATGACGTATCTAAATGATGTGCCGGATGGTGGTGGAACAGAATTTGTGTACTATCCAGAGGTGAAACTGGAAGCCAAAAAAGGGTTGAGTATATTGTGGCCGACTGACTTTACTCATACTCATAGGGGTATTGTTTCACAACACGAAAAGTGGATTATTACTGGTTGGTTTCATCATCTTGGAGTTGTAGAAACTCGAGCAACCATACAAGAAAAAATTCAAGGGGCTAGATGAAAATATTACTTATCACACTATGGTTTTCTGGACACTCTGTAACGATAGATGTTGAACGAGTGTATGGTATCAAAACTATAGAGACTTGCAATTTTATTCTGAACACTGTGATACAAGAATATGGTGCTAACAAAGGTGTATGTTTCAACGGTGATATACTGAATAGATTGGAGGAATCTTGATGTCAAAACTAGAGGATATTGATCGTTTTTCAAATGAGGTTGCAGAATGGTTGATAGAGAAATATGGAGAGTATCAAGACCCAATGATGATGGGTGGAGTACTCATGCGTGCCACAATGGAACTGTATCTGAGTCGATTGAATGAGGATGATATTCATCGTTTGCTAGATGTAGTATCGGAGTCCATACCTACCATAAGGGAACAACAGGCAATTAGAGGCCAGCATCTACATTCGGGAAATAAAATACTACATTAGGAGACATTATGTATACAGTCTATACTGCTGAAAATTGTATTTTCTGTTCAAAAGCAAAAGCTTTGTTACTTGAATATAATTGTGAATTTGTGAACGTGATATTGGATACACCACAAAAGAAATCAGAATTCAAAGAAACCACTGGTCTAAAAACAGTGCCACAAATATATACAGATACGGGCTATCATATAGGTGGATACGAAGAGTTAGTATCCTATATGAATCAAAAGGATTAGAAAATGAAAAAGACTACAGTAAAAATTGATCATGGACAAAAAGAAACATTTGCAAAATGGAACGGCAAATTTCTGGATGAAACTGCATATACAGAAGTGATAAAAATTACAGATGAGGATATGGGAGTCATGAAGCCTGTTACATCTCTTGATGGTTCAGATGTTCCTCTTGCATACGTTATTACAAATGCATATCCTAAGAACAGTGATGTAAGAAAAGTTCTCATGAGTATCGAAGATACATCTAAGATGCGTGCAAATTGTTCTGGGCCCATACTAGAGAAAGATATGCTTGCAAAGGGACTCGTTAAGGATGTAGACTACAAGCTTCGATCCCCAAACTCTTATCTGGTACGAAACAAGAACGGATCATGGGGCATGATTGCATACTCTAATGAAATACATTCTGTTATGATTGGATACAAACGTGGACGGTTTACTGGTGGCATTGATGCTTCAGGATGGACAAAAGATCATCCCGAAGAATGGAATACTCTACAAAAGATTTCCAAATACAATGAGGATGCATTTAAAAAAGCCAACCCATCCATCTATGAGAAACAGAAAGCATTTTGTGATGCACATATCGAACCAGAGTATCGTATTGGTGGTGGTATATTTACAACTCTATCTGCAAACCGATATCATGTAGGGCAATCTGCAAAGATGAGCTGTCATGTGGACAGTGGTGATCTTAATGCAGGCTTAACCACAATGAGCTGCATGAGAGAGGGTGACTATGCTGGTGCATATCTAACTTTTCCACGATATGGAATTGCAATTGATGCTCCAGATAATAGTGTGATCATTGCAGATAGTAATGAAGTACATGGTGTGACTCCGATTGAGGGTAATGGTCAACGGTTTACTTGTGTTGCATATTGTGATAATCGACTTGCAACAAAGGGTGTTGCAGGCAAATCAGAAAGAAAGATTGGAAGATTTGCAAAGAATGAAACTGGCGATTTATCTGCATTTATCTCTTGACAAATAACCTAAAAGGTGTTATAGTCTGTACATGAATTTTTATACAAATGTCCTTCAACGTGGAAACAATCTCCATGTTCGTGCTG